ATCTACATCGCTTCACCCTATTCGTCCTACGCCGACAAACAAGAGGCCGTCAACGTGCAGATTGACGCCTTCGCTGCGTTGCGCGACGCCGGCCACCAGCCGATTGCGCCGTTGCTGTCACATTACGTTGACCAGCGCCACCCCGCCAGCTACGCCCGGTGGATGGAATGGTGCAAGGTAATGGTGAGCGTGTGCGATCTGCTGGTGCGCTTGCCAGGGAAGAGCGACGGCGCCGATGACGAGGTGGCGGAGGCAAGGCTGCGTGGGATTCCGGTAGTGTATGGGGTAGAGAGCGTTGTCAATCCTGGCACGTATTACGAGGTGACAGGGGATGCACCCCACACCTGGGCCGAACACCAAGCCGCCAACCAAGCGACGTTGGACGAGATAGCCGCCGCCGTTGGCGTGAAGCGATGAACCTGGAAACCGTCGCAGCGTTGCTACTGTTGACGCTGCGACGGTGGTTATTGCGTATGAAGTGAGAAGGTAGGAATCTCGTAAGTGATGGTTATCTCTCCGTTGGCGATTCGCTTAATCAGCGTTCGCCAAGAAGAGCAACCGCTGTTCGGGCCGGTCGGGGCGACGGAGTTGGTGTCAATGGCTAGATTTTCTAATACTAGCCATTGCTCAGGGGTAAGCTCGATTGAGCGACGTTCCATTTGCTTCACGGCAGCACCGTGACAGAGGTAGCACCGACCATCTTTGCATACTCGACCGCCATGCGCTTGGTGTCGGCATAGTTGCCGGAGAAAAACTTGGTTTCGCCGTTGATACGAAACGCCCAGCCGCCAAAACCTTTGGGTTGCTTGCCGTGTGAGAGTACAAATTCTAATGTAATGATTTTCATTGTTCTATCCTTTCGTGAACCGTTGTTTTAACTAGCTAGTTGTAGTATATCAGCAAACTAGCTAGTTGTCAAGCGCTTTTGTAAAATTCATCATATACTTGACAAAAACCTAGCCAGGTGGCTAGGTATAATAGGGAAGCAGCGTAAGTGGCGAAGAAGAAAACACAAAGCATCACCTGGACAAACGAGCGGCGCAAGCTGGCCGACCTGATCCCGTGGGAACACAACCCCCGCACGATCAAGCAGAAGCAAGCCGAACGGTTGGTCGATAGCGTGGAAACGTTCGGGCAAGTGGAGACACTGGCGATTGGGCCGGGGAATGCGCTGTATAATGGGCATCAGCGGCTCAGTGTGCTTGCCGGTCAATACGGCATGGATTACGAAGTTGACGTGCGGGTTGCCAGCCGGGAATTGACGGAGCGCGAGCGGCAGCAGTTGACGGTGTATCTCCACAAGGGAGCGGCGGGTGAATTCGATTTTTCAGAATTAGCTAATTGGGGAATCGAAGACGATTTGTTGGCGTGGGGGTTTGAACCCTTCGAGCTTGGCATGGGCAGCGAAACTTTGCCGGATGAATTCAAGGAGTACGACGAATCAACTGCTGACGATGTGGAGATGTGTACATGCCCGAAATGCGGTCACGAATTCCCGAAATAAATTGCAAAGGTATTTGGATAAATTGCAAAGGTGTTTGGAATGAGTGAGCTAGACGACTGGTTTCCAAAAGCTGAAAACAATTTAATCACTATACGAGACGCCTTTGCTAATGTTCCAAACGACGGAACAGGCAATAGGGTAGGGCCTCATACGAAAATACACAAGTCAATGAAGAATGTCAAGCCAGGAGAAAACCAAATTGACCATTTTAGTCATTGTAGATTGCATCCCAATCGACCATCGCCAACGATTAGAAAGGCAAACGGATTAGCGCATTATCACGTATGGCACCCTGTAGAGCATAGAGTGATTATGTTATCAGAGTGCAAGCGTATTGCCTCATTTCCTGATGAATTCCAGATGACGGGCAAGATCGGGGACGCGTGGGACAGAATCGGCAACAGTGTTCCACCGTTATTTATGTATAGCATAGCAAGGAATATCAAAAGCATGTTGCAGACCGGCAAACCGCACCGGCAGGAAAAAGCAGCCGCCAAAATAGACTACCCTGCCCATCTTGCCGCTATGTGGGAAAAAGCTATTGCGCCACGGGCGGACGATGCGCCGACGGTGATCAGTACCTTTGCGGGTGGCGGCGGTAGCAGCACTGGCTATATGATGGCTGGCTTCCGCGAACTGCTTGCCGTTGAATGGGACGATAACGCTGTCCAGACATTGCGCCTGAACTATCCACACCTTGATATTTATCATGGCGACATTGCCAAGCTGAGTGTAGAGGAAGTGCTACGGCGCACTGGCTTGCAACCTGGCGAGCTTGATGTGTTTGATGGATCACCGCCGTGCCAGGGATTCTCAACAGCCGGGAAGCGTGATTTTGACGATGACCGCAACCAGCTGTTTCGCGAGTACGTGCGGCTATTACGCGGTCTACAGCCAAAAGTCTTTGTGATGGAAAATGTAAGCGGCATGGTCAAAGGCAAGATGAAACTCATTTTTGTTGAGATACTGAAAGAGTTGAAAGCAAGCGGTTACAAAGTGAGCGCTAGATTACTGAATGCTATGTACTTCCATGTGCCGCAAAGTCGAGAACGAATGATATTTATCGGCGTGCGTAATGACTTGGGGGTAGAGCCGAGTCACCCGAAAGCGGAGAGTAGGCCGATTGGTTTGATAGACGCTATTCGGGGGCTACCATCGGATTGGAGTGGAGATATTCGGCGATATGCAATCGGGGCAGAATGGGCAAAGTTGAAAATAGGCGAAAAAAGCACTAAATACTTGAGTTTGGTAAAACCAAAACTAAACAATCCTTGTCCTACATTAACGAAGGGCGCAGGTGAATAGCCGAGCGGCGCAAGCGTAGTTCACCCGCTGGAATGCAGAAAATTTTCAGTAGATGAACAGAAGCGGATAGCGTCATTCTCAAATAGTTTTAATTTCGCGGGGACATGGGCAGAGGCAACATCCAGGATCGGCAACAGTGTGCCGCCTTTGCTCATGGAAGCAATCGCTCGTCACATCCGGCAAGAAATTTTAGTCAAGTGTAGATAACCTATGGCAGCACGAAAACGAACACCATTCCAGCGTGAAGAAGACTTAGTCCAGATCACGCGCCTATACTTGCAAGGCCGCACGCAGCGTGACATTGCCGAGGTGGTTGGCGTGTCACAAGGGCAAGTTAACCACGATCTCAAGCTGATTCAGCAGCGTTGGCGTGAATCGTCCATCATGGATATGAACGAGGCGAAGCAAAAAGAACTGGCACGCATTGACGAGGTAGAGATTCAGTTTTGGGAAGCGTGGGAACGGTCAAAAAGCGAACGCACCAGAGCGCGTCAGGAGAGCGACGGCAAGAGCAAGGACGGCAAGCCCAACGTCGTCAGGGCGACAATGGAGAAAGAGCAGCGCGACGGCAACCCCGCTTTTCTCGCTGGCGTGATGAGTTGCATCGAGCGCCGGTGCAAGCTGCTGGGGCTGGATGCGCCAGCAAAAAGCGAGTTGACGGGCAAGGATGGGGGGCCGGTGCAAGTAGACGCAATTGTAAAGAGTGCTATAGAGAAAGCTTATGGGAATGACAGCGTTTGACAACTTTGCACGAGTAGCGAAAAGATCGGGATGCCCAAAGGAGCAGATCGAGAACTTCTTGTCGGCTGGCTATGTCCCGCAACCAAAGCAGTTAGAGTTTCACGCCGCTGCGCGTGAATGTGATCGCACCGGTGGTTGCGATCAGGTTGGCTTTCGGCGGCGCTAGAGGGCCGGGTAAGAGTCATGCAACCTTTGCGCAGGTAGCGCTTGACGATTGCCGCCGCTTTGACGGGCTAAAGGCGCTCTATTTGCGCAAGGTGGGCAAGCAAGCGCGGGAACAGTTTGGCGACCTTGCGCGCAAGGTGTTGCACAGCGTGCATTACGAATACAAGCAGTCGGCGGGGTTGCTTGAAATCTGGAATGGCTCACGCATTTTCGTTGGACATTTCAAAGACGAAAAGGACATCGATAATTATCTGGGGATTGAATACGACCTGATAGCCATCGAAGAGGCTACCACACTGTCACAGTCAAAATATAAGGCATTGCGTGATAGTAACCGGAGTAGCAAAGCGGGGTGGCGACCAAGGATTTACGCAACCACCAACCCCGGCGGCATTGGTCACGCCTGGTTCAAACAGCGGTTTGTAACACCGTGGCAGCGTGGGGAAGAGTCGTTTACGCGATTTGTTCCCGCCACCGTTGATGACAATGTATTCAATGATGAGGGCTACCGGCGTCGGCTAGAGGAAAATGTCGGATGGAAATTGCGGGCGTATCGCTTTGGTGATTGGGACATTGCCGCCGGTCAATTTTTTACAAATTTTAGGACTGACCTACATGTTGTCAGACCGTTTGCGTGGCCGACCACATGGCGGCATTGGTGCGCTCTGGACTATGGCTTTACACATCCAACAATGTGCTACCTGGTTGCGCAGGACGGCGACGGCAATATTTATGTGATTGATGAACACCGATTGAGCAAGGCGCTTGTCCCGCAACACGCGAATGCAATCAAGTCGATGCTGGAGCGCAACCAAGTCAGCCTGAAAAGTCTAGCCACCTTCGTTGCCGGCGCTGACGTTTTTGCGAAGCGAGGCACAACCGCCGCTACCATAGCAGAGCAGTATGCAGAGCATGGTATTCACTTGTCAGCAGCCAACGATGATCGTATCAATGGGGCGGGCGAAATATTGCAGATGCTGGGTGATGAATCGCAAGGCATACCGGCAAAACTGTTCATCTTCGATAGATGCACGGCGCTGATTGAGTGTTTGCCTGCAATGGAGCATGACCCGAATCGACCGGAAGATGTTCTAAAAGTCGATGTGGACGAAGACGGCAACGGCGGCGATGATCCGTATGATGGGTTACGTTATGCCGTCATGGCGGGCAAGCGCACATCCGCCGGCACATGGGGGACGAGAAAGAGCAAATGAGCAAACGCAACAACCGACACAATCACCGCCAACCGACACCGCAACTAGCCAACAACGTGCGCAGCATTCGCGCACAGCGATCCATGCTCGATAACAGCATGGCCGCGGGCTATCTTGGCAAACAGTTTGAAGGGGATCGGGATTACTACGAAAAACTGGGCTACCCCAAGGATTTACTCTTTGAACACTTTCTCGCCAAGTACATGCGCGAGGACATCGCCGCCCGCATTATCGACTTCCCCGCGGAAGAAACATGGGGCGATGGTGTCACCATCATTGACGGCACCGAAGATGAAGCGGTTGATGATTCGCCATTTTCGGTAGAGTTTGCAGCGCTGTCCGAACGCTTGCGCCTAGCGCACTACTGCGAACGGGTTGATAAGATTACCGGCGTTGGCCGCTACGGAGCTTTGCTTATCGGCGTGGCCGGTGATGCGCCATTGTCGGCTCCGGTGGAACGGCTGAATAGCGCCGCTGATGTGCTATACCTGCGGCCATTTGCTGAGATCAACGCCGATATTCACTCATTCGTCAACGACGCTACCGACGCCCGCTATGGCCTGCCAGCGCTTTACAATGTCACCATGATGGCCGGGACGACGGGGGCTGGCACAACCACCATGCAGGTGCATTGGAGTCGGATTATCCACGTTGCCGAAAACCTACTTGACAATGAGGTGTACGGCATTCCACGACTGCAACGCGTCTATAATCGCCTTGACGACATTATGAAGAGCGTCGGCGGTAGCGCTGAGGCAACGTGGAAGCTCATGCGCAAAGGTGGCATTTTCAGGCTTGCACCTGACGCACGCCTGTCACCAGAGGAAGAAACGGCGTTTGAGGAACAGATCGATGAAATGGATCACGGTCTACGGCGCTACCTGCAATTGCGTGGCATCGACTATCAGGACCTGGGCAGCGAAGTCGTAGACCCGACCGGCAACGTTGATTTGATTCTCTCGTTGATTAGCGGCGCAACCGGCATTCCCAAGCGCATTCTGATTGGCAGCGAACGGGGCGAACTTGCAAGCAGTCAGGACGAACGCAATTGGGCCAAACGGGTTGCCAAGCGCCAGCGCAACTGGGCCGATCCAACCGTCTTGCGCCCACTGGTTGATCGGCTCATTCGCTGGGGCGCCTTGCCCGCGCCATCCACTGGACGCTATCACGCAAAGTGGTGGCCGTTGGCGGAGACTACGGCACTGGAACAGATGGAACTTGCGCAGGGCTATTCACAGGTCATTGAACGCATGGCGCAACCGGGGATTGAGCAAGTGGTCGATGTGCCAAAGTTCGTCAAATTCTACGTGCCGGATTTACCAAGCGATGCCATCATTGATGAGGTGGAATTGCTGGACGAGG